AGGTAAAAAAATTCCACTTAATGTTTATTTGAGAGCGGAAAGACAAATAAAAACTAACTACAAAGATTTAACTGAAAGAGAAAAAGATAGTGACAGAAAACAGGTAATGAGATACTGGGAATTAATTATTTCAAATGATAATAACTAAATCTCATAAAAAACATAACGAGGATATCGTTGAATTACTAACTGAAAACCCAAGTCTGATAAAGAGTCAGAAATGGAGGTTGGATAATTTGTATTGGATTGTAACGAAGGATGGGGATAAACAGGTCTTCAAAATGAATCGGGCCCAAAAGCATTTCTATGATACATATATAAATATACCGCGTGCGTACCACAGGCATGTTATTTTAAAATCGCGACAACTTGGTTTCACGACTTTTATTGATTTGTTTATACTCGATTCAATCCTATTTAATCCGAATAAGGAAGGGATTGTAATTGCTCATAAAGTTCTTGATGCTACAGAAATTTTTGATAAAAAGATTGAATTTGCATTGCGTAATATGGCAACAGATGTAAAAGATGCGTTTTTCAAAATCAACCATCGTTCAGCCAGAAAAGTTCAGATTGTAATTGATTATGGGCCGGATGAGGGTTCCACATCATCACTAGCTGTAGCAGTATCGGGACGTTCCGGGACTTATCATTATGTGCATATCTCTGAGTTCGCGAAAATGTGTGCTCAGTTTCCAAAAAGAGCTGAAGAAGTTGAACGTGGAACATTCCCTACGGTTCCTTTTGATGGATTTATTTTTATTGAGAGTACGGCGGAAGGTATGGCTGGACGGTTCTACGAGATGTTCCAGCAGAACTGGTTGGTTCGCGATACAATAACTCCGCAACTTTCACAGGTAGAGTTTCTTCCACATTTCTACAATTGGCAGTACGATGACATGGAAATGAAAAAGATTTATGAAGTTATACCCGCGAGTAAAATGGAGGAGTGTGAAATTGACTGGGTCTCATATCAAATAGAACATGAATTAAGCGACCTGGAGATTACATATTATTACATGAAGTGGAAGCAGTTCGGTGGGAAGAACAGTCCAGATGCCATGAAGTCTCTGATGCAGGAATATCCGACTACTGAGCAGGAAGCGTTTTTATCCACAGGACAGACATACTTTTCCACAGCTAAGACTGCGAGTCTTTTGGCTGTAGCTGAAAAAGGTACGAAAGGTGAAATGGGCTACGATGAAGCTGGTGAAGTGATTTTCAACCAGGTTTCCTCTGGTTCTTTGGAGATATTCAACGAACCCGAAGTTGGAACGAAGTATATAATAGGTGGGGATACCGCGGAAGGACTCGTTCACGGGGATTTTCAGGTACTCTACGTCATAAATCAGAAGACAGAGGAGTGTGACGCTATTTACCGCTCTCATGTGGCTCCTGACGAGTTAGCTACGGAGGCTTATAAACTAGGCAAGTATTACAACTGGGCTCTTATTGGAGTTGAAGTAAATAAAGATGGATTGTGGGTGAACGATGCTTTAGATAAATTAGGATACATGAATCTGTATTACAGGAAGCAATTTGATGATATAACAAAAAAAATGACAAAGTTCTTCGGGTGGAAGACTACTTCGGCCACACGGCCATTCTCACTGGCTGCTTTAAACGCTGTGTTTTTTAGAAAAGATAAGGGGTTCCCATCTCAGATATTGAACGAGATGTTCACTTTTGTCCGTAATATGAAGGGCAAACCGGAGGCTATGGATAAGAAACACGATGACGTTATCATGGCAGCTGCTATTGGTTATGCCATATTACAGGAGCAAGGTCAATATGAAGGCTCAACAGAAGCAGGTGATGGAGAAGAAGGTCATATGAGATTGATGTTCGGAGAGACAAATGAGCTCCGAATCAATCATTAATTTGACAATTAGTGCAAATATGATGACAAACTTGACAATTAGTGCAAATATGATGACATAAATTGTTTTTTTTTAGAAAAAGGTATATAATTAAAGATATATACTTTTAATCTTTACAAAAATATGAAAAAGGTAACAAGAAACAAAGATAAAACAACAATTGATTTTATTGAGGACAAAAAAATTGAAATGAAGAAATCGAAGTATCGTGTTAAATTTGATGCTTTAGTGGTAGAAATAGACCAGAATTTAATGAATACTGGCGTCTCTTTTGGAGAAAAATTGTACGAAAAAAGTGGTTGGGGGAGCATGGTTATGTACAATAAACAGACTGATGGCTCATATGATATTAATGTTTATCCACAGAAGATGGGTGACAGAGACCAAAATAAATCAGGCGTTCCTATTTCACAGGAACCTATTGCTTTCTCAAAAATTATGATTGCTACGCAGGTTCTTGCTGGGAAGCTTCCGGATGCGAAAGTTGTGGCTGATGATAAAGTTTATGGAAAAGCAATGTACGAATTGTGGAAAAGAAACTGGTCTATGACTGGGGGAAACGGTGGAAATACTTTAATGCTTACTTATCAGAACTTATTTACATACGGCTGGGCTGCTTGGAGAGTTTACCCGCGTAGAGTTCAGGTTCCACGAAAAGGAACTACAAAAATATTATTTGATGATATTTATCGCGAGCCAATGGATTGTAAAAGAACTTGGATGGGAGTTGGATTCAACAATGGAGATGCTTGGTCACAGGGTGAAGTTTATTACGAAAAAGATATGTTGAAAGAGGAATTCTTTGAAATGTATCCAGAAGCTAAGAAAAATAAAAAGAAATTACAATATATAGGGGTTAGTAAAGAGGCTACAGATGAAAACTCTGAAAAAGCTCAAACTAGTGTTACTCTTGGATATTACGAAAACGAATTATTAAATAGATTTATAGTTGTTTGTGGTAGAATGAAAATTTTTGACGGTGAATTACCAAATGATGGTTCTCATGGCTCTATTGTGACTGCTAGATGTTTTGTACAAGATTTGAATGACCCACACGGTGTTGGTCTTTATGAAATGATGCGTGGAAACACAGCAATCTATACATATATCAACTCACTTAATGCTCAACAAGTAGAAGCGGAAATCTTTCCGTTACTTTTTGGTACACAAGTTCAAAATGGTTCTGCTACATATAAGAGAGGACCGAACGTTGTTAATCCTAAACATCCAGGCACTGATATTGATGTTATTAAAACATCTGGAAATGTTCAACAAGGTGTTTTATTTGCTGATAAACAAAAACAAAACATTGAAGATAATACAGGAATTAATAATATTGTAGCTGGTACTGATTCAGAAAGCACATTAGGTTCTACAGTTATTATGAAAGAGGCTGCTTATAATAGATTGACTGCACCAAGAAATTCAATGGTTATGGGGTTAGAAAGAGATGCACACATTGCAAACACTTGGATGACACAAATCTATCCAGTTGATAAAATCTTTATGATTGATAGTGATGACCAGCTTGCAGAGTTCACTAAACAAAACCCTGATTACTTTGTGGAATCACAAGAAATTATAAATGACGATGGTATTCCAGTTGGAATGGTTGCAGCTGCTTCTCAAAACTTACGACTTAATTTTGACTTCGATGCAGATGGAAAAGTTATGGAGAATGTTGATACTCGTCAGATTTCAGCAAAAGGATTATTCGATGAGATGGCAAATAACGGACACAAGTCTGATTACATTGATTTTATCATTGACCCAGATTCAATGCTTTTACCATCATTGGAAATTCAGAAGCAAACATATATGGCTTTATTCCCAGTGATTACAAATCAAATTACATTAATCTTCTCAATGAGAAACCAAGACCCTGAAGCTGCGGCTTCTCAACTTATGGCTTTAGAGAGATTACTTGATATTCAAAACGGTGATATTTATGATTACATTTCAAAAACTGATTACGATGCAATTATAGCCAAACAACCATCAGAAGCACAAAGAGAAATGGAACAACAACAAATGCAATTAGATGCAAAGAATACAGCAATGCAAGATAGAGCAGGCGGAGGAGGAGGAGAAGCATTGCCAATGGGGCAACAAATGGCAGGGGATGGAACTGACCCAATGCAACCACAAAACGCAAACGAAGTACCACGACCACAATCTCCAATGGGGAGTGCAGTAGATGCTTCTGTGGGACGAGCTGCTAATATTGGATAATAATTAACCGCAAATAATTATGGAAAATGAACAAACTTTAAAACAAAAGAAGATTGCTTTAGCACAAAGCGAGCACGCTCCTATCATTATTGAATTAATGAAAGATTGTATGCCAAACAATCCTTTGATTGGAAAAGACCAATGGGAAACTACTTGTAATACAATTAGGTTAGACACCCAAGGAACATTAATAACGGCAATGGTAAACCTACTAGAAGAAATTAGAAAAGGTAGTTTACATAATCCTCAATAATTTTATGACTTCAAAAGAAATTAAAAAAGATAAATACACAGTCCAAATTGGATATTCAAAAAAAGCTATTAAAGATAAATTGCTTAAATTCATTCCCAAAGAAGGAACAGAATTTGAAATTAGTGCTGAGGAGTTATCCACAATGCTTATAGGGGGTGTTAATACTGATACATTAGAAGCTACTTTTGTTGATTCAGAAAGAATCAATGTTGTAGAGGTTGGCAGACAACTTGAATGTGTGTTGGAAAATGACATGAAGAAAGGTGATAAAATAAATATAAACTACAACCATCCTTATCCTATAGAGTTCGCTCTTATCGAGCAAGCGTGGGGAATTGCTAAGATTAACATGGATGTACCAGCATTTACACTGACAACAGATTATATTAAGAAAGCTAAGACTCAAATAAAACCTGAACAGGAAAGTTTTATAGGTAAATTTTATAAGAGTTTTAAAAATTTAAAGATAAACAAGAAAAAACAAGATAATTAATTTAACCATCGGCACCGTTCACGATACGAGCGGATAAAAATATGGATAATACAAAAACACCAGAAGAACTAAAAAAAGCAGAAGAACTAAAAATAGCTGATGCTAAAAAAATAGCTGATGCTAAAAAGGCAGAAGACAAAGCGATTGCTGATGCTAAAAAGGCAGAAGACAAAGCGATTGCTGATGCTAAAAAGGCAGAAGACAAAAAAGTAGCGGACAAAAAAAAAGCTGATGCCAAAGTAGAAGAAGAAGCTAAGGCTAAAGCTGAAGCAGAAGCAACAGCAAACGCCAAAGCATTAAAGGATGCTAATGCTAAAGCTGAAAAAGAAGCAGCAAAAGAACTTGAACTACCAACTTTATATAATTCTAGTGGGGAAGAAGTCCCTGCAACAGATTATTTTTATAAAGGTGTGGTTCCAGCAGGTTTTAAAGGAACTTGTGGTAGACCAGTTGATAGAGAGGATTTATTGGATGTATTCAATAAGGTTTTCAAACCAGAAGACAATATATTGTTTTATAGACAATTAGAAAAAGAAGTATATATTGTTATTATACCTCTTAAATATTCAAAAGAAGTTGGTGAAGACCAAAATTCACTTGACGGTGATTTTCAAAAACATGCAATCTCATTTTTAAATGAAGGCATGGTAAATCTTGATACATTGAGACAAAAATTAGACAAAGCAAATACATTTGTTAAATATAATGATAGATAAGTTGCATTTGACAATAAAAAGTTATATAATTAAGTTAACCATCGGTACCGTTCACGATACGAGCGGATAAAAATATGGATAATATAAAAGAAACTATAGAAACAGAAGTTGTTGATGAAACAGAACTTGATAAAGTTTTGGAAGAGTCAATAGAGGCTGTTAAAGCTGGAAAAGAACTTACTCCCCCTGCGGAGGAAGTCGAGGTAAAAGAAGTTGAAGGAGAAAAACCTGAAACTGAAAAACCGGAGGAACCCAGCACCCCTCCAGTCATCGAAGAAAAACCTATAGAAGCTAAGCCTGCAGAGGCTGTAGCCGAAGAGGCTAAGCCAGAGGCATACGAATTTCGTATCCCGAATAAAGGCAAATGGGAATCTGACGAGTCATTTGAAAAGCGAATAGAGCTACTTGACTTAGTTAAGAAACGCAAACTTGCTAAAACTGAAATTCAACGTGACGAAATATCAGCAGGCATTAAGACGGCAAAAAGCCAGTTAAAAACAATTAATGGAACTGATAGGTTTGTAAACCCACTAAATGAAAAAAAGGTGGTAGAAGAACCAAAACCGGGAGAAGTAGAAGATGAAACTTTGATAGCTGACAAGGAACGTTTAAAGGCATTAGGTGGAGCGACTAAGGAGGACATCCAAGACATGGTCCAAAAAGACCGCTTAGCCACAGATGTTAAAAACACTTTAGATAGTTTTATTGATAGGCATACTGAACTTGGAGATGAAGACACACGCGAGGTTTTCTTTGACTTCGTTGATTCAAACTACAGTTGGCAAAACAAAGGTGGTAAAGAATTAATGACAGTTTTAGAACTTGCACGTGAAAGCATGTTCAAACCTTCAGAAACTATTCAAGAAAGAGTATTAAAAGGTGCAGACGTTGCAAATAAAGTTAATGCAATGCAGTTTCCAGGTGGAACTGTAGCAAAGACAGACATTTCTCCAGAGCTTCGTAAGGACTTAGATGAACTTATTGGAACTGGAATGTCAGAAGAAAAGGCCATTGAACTTCTAGCGGATTAATAAACATTAATCAAAAAACAATTCTATGGCTACAATAAAACAAGTAACTATAAAGAATACAAGAGAATTGCGTACTGAAAAAAAAGCAACAGGAACAGTAATGACTCTAGGAAGTATCCTAGCTCAAACTGCTGGTCTTGCTGTATTTGCTGACAGTGGTACTGTCGCAGCAGATTTATTGGGTGTTTGTAATGAAACAATCTCAATCGCAGACGCATTACTTGAAGTTTCTGTTATAAGACCTTCAGACGAAGACACATATATATTCCCAGTTACAAATAATTCAGATGTTACTCATAATGGACAAGCAATGATTTTAACAGATGAAGTAACTGTAAATAATACTGGTACAACAAGTGCTACTGGTATCGTACAGCAAGTCGAACCGTACGGAGCAGCTAGTGATAAACTTATTATCGGTAGATTTTTGACACTATAATCAACTTATTTAAAATAACTATATGCAAGGAACAATACAAGATTATGCTGTCATCGTAAACAATGTATTAAAATACATTGCTCCAAAATGTTCACCTACAGTAAAAAGTGAATATTTAGACTTTATGTATAAAGTCACAGACGGCGAAAGAACTTATACTGACGTTGGTGTTACAGGACTTGGAATGGGACAAATTATCCCAGACGGCGGAATTGGTGCATCTGATGCTCCAATCCAAGGATACTCAAAAAATTATGTTCAAATGCACTTTACTAAAAAAGTACGTTTAACATTTCAAACTAACTTCTTTCTTTTCGAATCAGCAGCTGCTAAAATTAAAGGCACTGTTAAAGGAAAAGTTTTAGAAGGTAAGAACGCAATTGAGCATGCGAAAAACTATTTGGCTCAATCTCTTTTAGCACAAGGCTTCGATACATCTTTTACATGGACTCCAATCAATGCTGTAGGTCAATCTACTGCTATTGCTACAGTCGGTGCAGATGCTGTTGAATATTGGTCACAAGCTCACCCTCGTGAAGATGGTGGTACAGCTTGGTCTAATGTTATCGTTGATGGTGCTACAAGTTCACCTCAATTCACTTACTCATCTTTATTAGCTGCTCGTAGATTACATTCAGTTAAAAAAGACGGTCGTGGTATGCCACTTATTTCAGATTTAGATACTTTAATCTGTAGAAGAGGTTCAACTACTGCTCAATTTGCTAAGACTATTAAAAGCACAATTGACAAAGGGTTGGCTCCACAACAAACAAATGTATTTAATAACGCTCCAGCTACTGATACTTTCAAAGTTGTAGAGTTATCACCATACCAAGGTTTGGCTATGGATGGATTAATGTGGGGAATGATGGATTCATCAATGATGAATGAAGATTTCGGATTTAAATATATTGAAGCTTTAGCAACTCGTGCTGAACCAGCAGTCGTTGACTTGCTTGGTAACCAGGACTTAGTACTAAACTTTAACTCTTTAGCTGTTCTTGGTGCTTCTGACCTTCGTGGTTGGATGTGGAGCGATGGCGATGGAGCTACAGTGTAGACAAAATGTTATTTTTATGGTATAGTATACCTTCTCTAACCCTGATATTCGGGGTTAGGAATAGGTATAATAATTAAAAATTATGATAAACAAAAAATGGTATAACATTATGCCACGCTCATCATCCAAGAAAACCGAGCGAAGAAAAAAAATTAACTAAATTTTTTCAAAAATTAATTAAATAATTAAATAATAATTATATGATACAAGACGCCCATACACGTAAGATATCAATCCCAGTAGCAGCTGCGGTTGGAACAAACACTATAGTTGCAGGTGACACTGAAAGATGGATTTACGTCCATGAAGTAATCGGCGATTTAGCAGCTGGTGGAAATTTAATCATCAGAAGTGGAACTACTGAATTAGCTTCATTTGTTCTTGATGCAGGTCAAGGTATTACAGAAATAGACCAACCTGGAAACGACAACGTTGCAAGATTTGAATGTCCTCCTGGAGAAGATTTCATTTTGGAAGTAACTGGCGGAACTTTTAATGGTTCTGTAAACTATAGTTTCCGTTATTAATTAAAAACAAAAATATGGATAACGAAATGACACACGAACAAAAAGAAAAGCTAAAAACATGGGCTGAAAAAAGAGATGAATTATTACAAGAAATAGCTGTTCTACAATTAAGTTATGAAAAACTTAAAAAATCAAATAAAGAATTAGCTAATTCTAGTTCAGACATTGAAGAAAGAATGTTTGAAATACGCGGAAGAATAAAAGAGTTGTTAACAAAAGAAATTGAATTGGTACCGCTTACCATAAAGAAAATTGCTAATCTTGAAACCAAAAAAACTGTTTTGGAAACAGAAGTTATAAATCTAATAAAAATGATTGAAGTTTTAACTTCTCAAAAAGCATCACTAGAATCTGATGTTTCTTTATCATTAGATAATTTTGAGATACTTAAAGACGGAGCGATAGTATTGGATAAAGTTGTTGACCATGTTACTGTTGTTAGTAAAAATAATGCAGAAAAGATAGATTTATTAGTAGCTAATCTTGGAACAAGTCTTGAAGAACTTGTTGATGTAAATAAAAAAAATGTTTTTGAAACAAATATAGTAATAGATAAAGTACCGAAGATGATTATGGAATGTCAAAAACACGGATTAATAAATAAAAAAATATAAACATATGGCATATTTAGCAAATAAATTAGGTGACCCGAATAACTTAGGATGGTTTGCTGATGAAGCAGCCTTAAATGCCGCATATCCAGTAGGAGCTGACGGCTATTTTGCTATGGTAGGCTCAACCGATACTTTTTGGACTTGGGATTCAGGTACAAGTGCTTGGATAGACACAGGAACAGCTGGACCTCAAGGTCCAACAGGACCAACAGGTTACACAGGTCCAACTGGTTATACAGGAGATTCAGGAGCAGATTCAACAGTGACTGGACCAACTGGATATACCGGACCAATGGGAGAAACTGGACCAACTGGATACACTGGAGATGATGGACCTCAAGGAGATACTGGACCAACTGGATATACTGGAGATGATGGACCAATCGGACCAACAGGTTATACAGGCCCAACTGGTTATACAGGAGATTCAGGAGCAGATTCAACAGTGATTGGACCAACAGGATACACCGGATATACTGGACCAACTGGTTATACAGGAGATTCAGGAGCTGATTCAACTGTTACTGGTCCAACTGGATACACTGGATATACTGGTCCTCAAGGGATTGCTGGAGCTGGTATTGATTGGAAAGGAGAATGGGATTCCGGAACAACTTATGATATAGATTCTGGAACTGGAGTTAATGACGCAGTTTCTTATCTAGGCTCATCTTACATAACAAATCAAACTTCAAACACAAATCATTTACCAACAGATACTGGATGGTGGGACCTTTGGGTTGCCAAAGGAGATACTGGACCAACTGGCTATACTGGGGCAACAGGTTACACTGGAGATTCAGGAGCAGATTCAACAGTGACTGGACCAACAGGATATACTGGATATACTGGTGCAGATTCAGATGTGACTGGACCAACTGGACCAATCGGACCAACAGGGGCTACTGGTTATACCGGATATACTGGAGACGATGGAGGAAAAGGTCAATATGGTGGTTATTCTGCTAAGTGGAATTTTGATACAAGTACAGATGCAGATACAACAGATGACCCCGGAACAGGAGATATAAGATTCAATAGTGCAACGTCTTCGAGTGTTACAGAAATGGTTATTAGTCAGACTGATGCTGATAGTAATAACATGCAAGAGTTCTTAGCCGCTTTAGCCGGTGTTGGAGCAGCAGAACCTGACTATGGGTTTGTAAAATTCTTTAGTGTCTCTACTCCAAATACAGAATTTTGGGATGGAAAAATTACTACAGTGGCTGACCAAGGAGATTATTTTTGGATAGAAGTTGAATATATTACTCACGGCGGTGGCAACCCTCCATTTTCTAATGGAGAACCAATCGTTTTAACATTCTCACCAAGAGGAGATATTGGTGCAACTGGTTATACTGGACCAATCGGCCCAACTGGTTATACTGGACCAATCGGCCCAACTGGTTATACTGGCCCTACTGGTTATACCGGAGATTCAGGAGCTGATTCTACAGTGACTGGCCCAACAGGCTACACTGGCCCAATCGGCCCAACTGGCCCAACTGGATATACAGGTGATGATGGTGCTGATTCTACAGTTACAGGCCCAATAGGACCAACAGGATATACAGGATACACTGGTCCCGGAAATGTAACAAAAGTAGGAACTCCAGTAGATAATCAAGTAGGTATATGGACTGGTGATGGAACATTAGAAGGTAGTACAAGTCTTACATTTGATGGTGAAAAATTATCAGTTGGGGCTTCAAGCGATTCAACAGATAATGTTACTGGTATTTCATTAGATAATTCTGGAGACAATGCTTATTATGATACAAAAGTAAAGACAGGTGGAACAATAATACATAGATATGGAGAAGGTGCAGAACAAGGATATACACACACATGGTTAGTAGTTGATGGTGGTATAGCAAATTTTAATAATGATATTAAAATAAGTGGAACATCATTGGCTTCAATTTATTTACCAGTAGCTGGTGGAACAATGACTGGCGACATTCAATTAGGAGAAACAGATATTAAACTAGACGCAGTATTATCAGGTGATGAAAAATGGTCAGGAATAACAACAGCAGGAACAGCAGGTGCTACTTTAGCAGTTGG